CAAATGCAACAGGAATTAGCAACAATCACAAACCAAATTTTAGTGAAAGAGAATGGGATGCCCTTAGAAATTTACACTAAACTTGAACCAGATGAATTAAAGGTTGCAGTTGCTTTAGACACAATGAGTGTTAGCAGATGCTCACCTATTGAGGTAAAGGAACATTTAAAGACCTGTATTGCTTTAAGCGGATGTCAAACACCTACAATTGAATTGTTTCAGTTTTTATGCGAATTTGTAATAAAGAATTACGGAAACTTTAAACTAAAGGAACTTGGAGTAGCTTTTGAACTTTACGCAATGGGGAAATTATCAGTTGACAAAGCGATTATGTTTACACCAAAATTCTTTGGAGATGTAATGGCAGCTTATAAACCGATAGCTTTACAAGTAAGACAAAAGACCTATGTAGAACCGCAACCAGTAGAAGTGCCAAAAATCAATGATGATGAAATTATTGAGGCATTATACGAAAATTGGAATAAGTCGGCTAAAAGAGGCTGGGAGTTGCTAAATACGATGGCTTTTGATGTACTATGGAAACGAAAGGAACTAAACAAGGAAAATCTTAGTCCACATAAAGCAGACCAAATAAAGAAAAAGATAATAGCACATTATAAGGTAACGGCTAAAACACCTAAAGACTTAGAGAAATTAAATAACGAAATATTTATCAAAAACGAGTGCAAACGTTACACTTTGTATCTATTTTTACAAAACCAATTATGAAACAATTAAAATTTATTTATGAATTAGCAAAGTTTATGCTAATATCAGTTCCTTTAGCTTTTTGCATTTATTTAACGGCACATTTATACTTTGAATTAAAACGTTTATTGAGATGACAGGAATAGACAACAACATTGAGGTTAGATTAATTTACTTAGATACAAAAGAGGAAATATGGTTTAGGTCAATAGCAAAGGCGATTAGGTTTTTAGGTACTGACTATAAAACGATTATGACCTATATGAACCCAATAAACAAAAAACGCTACAAGCACAATGATAGATTATGTGTTGTGCGACTAAAAAAGTAACTATGTTTAAAAGATACCAAAAGCTAATAGTAATACATCCAAATAACGGTTTTGAAGTAGAGGTTTATTATTTAACAGATTATATTGGTTATGTATTTAGTAGTGGAAGTAATGTGCAAACAACTATAATAATATGCCAAAAGAAAGAAAATTCTGAAATAATTTATCATTTACCAGCAAATTATATTGTTGGAATTATTGATGGAGTTGACTAATTTTGCTTTATGCCATTGATACCTTTACCCAAGTTGTTAGAAAAGACCCAAAAGGTAGTTAATGCGTACATAAGGAAAAGGGATGAAGGATTGCCTTGTATTAGTTGCGGAAGCTACAATGGTAATCAAGCTGGACATTACTTTACTGTTAAAGGGTATTCGGCTTTAAGGTTTAACGAATGGAACATCCACTTGCAATGTACTGGATGTAATATGTTTAAGCACGGCAATCAAGCAATGTATAGGATTGGACTTGTAGAAAGGATTGGTGAAAAAGCAGTTAAGGAGTTAGAGTTTGAGGCGGTTAACAATAGGCTAAAGAAATGGACAAGAACTGAATTAAACGAATTAATTGACAAATATCAGTAACATATTTGAAACGTGCAAAGAGCAAGAAATAGCAGGTTATCCTTGCTATGTTTTTGACATTGATGGAACTACGCACTATGTATTTGGCGAAACCCAAGAACAAAGATTTAATTTTATGGCAGATTTAATAAATAAATATGGCGAAAGTAAGCAGCAATAACAAAGTCAGCTTTGGCAAAAGAAAGTGTGGCAAGTACAAAAAGACATCTGGTCCAAAGGACAAGTCAGTTAAACCATATAATAGACAAGGGCGATGAAAAATACTTTAAGTAAAAGACTTTACACCTGCAAGTGCAAATCCATAGTTGAAGGATATGCGTGGGAAAATGAGCTAACTACGATTCAGTTTAAGTGCAATAAGTGTGGCAATTTTGTAGGCTTTGAGCAACTAAAAAAGAAAGTAATTGTGCAAATGCCATCAATACGAACACCAACAAAAAACCGATAATATGACACCAAATAAGAAACAGGAACGAAAAGCATTAAAGAAATATCTAAGAAAATGGAAGTTTCAAAAGTTTTGGAATGAATTGTTTTGTTCTTTTAGAGGTCATACATATGAGTTATACTATACAAGCGAACATAGCGGGCATCAATTATGGTACTGTAGTAAATGCATAAAAGAAAAAATGATATAATGAACATCAACGAAATCAAACCAAACCCGAATAATCCAAGAATTATCAAGGATGACAAGTTTAAGAAGCTAGTAAAGTCAATCCAAGACTTCCCACAAATGCTTGAACTTAGACCAATTGTAATAGATGAGAACAATATTGTTTTAGGTGGTAATATGAGGCTAAGGGCTTGTATTGAAGCTGGACTTACGGATGTACCTGTAAAACAAGCAAAAGAACTAACCGAAGAACAAAAGAAAGAGTTTATAGTCAAGGATAACGTAGGTTATGGCGAGTGGGATTGGGATGATTTGGCTAACAATTGGGATGAGCAATTACTTACCGAATGGGGATTAGATATACCAAACTTTGATTCTGGTGGATTTGCAGATCAAAACAAAGAATTAAGTCTTGATGATGTAAGTGATTCAATGACTATAACTTTAAAGTATACAGAAGATGAATATCATTTAGTAAAAGAACAATTACATAAAATAGCAGCTACACCAGAACAAGCTATTTGGAAACTTTTAGGTAATGATTAAGTACGAATATAATGACCATAAATTCCCTTACAATTGGAATTTATCAGATGGTTATCCTGCAAAAGGAATAGAAAAACATAATTTAAAGGTATTTGGTACGTTTATTTGTGGAGGCGGTTCTACAATGGGGTATAAATTAGCTGGATATAACCACATTGGTGGAGTTGAAATAGACCCACAAGTAGCTGATATTTATAAAACAAACCACAATCCAAAGCACTTTTATAATGAAGATATTAGGTTATTTAATCAAAGAACTGATTTGCCGGAAGAACTTTATAACCTTGATTTATTAGATGGCAGTCCACCTTGTTCTACATTTTCAATGGCTGGGAGTAGAGAAAAGGCTTGGGGTAAAGAAAAGCAATTTAGGGAAGGTCAAGCTGTTCAAACTTTAGATGACCTTGTATTTGAGTATTGCAATACAATTATAAAGCTACAACCTAAAGTATTTTTATTAGAAAATGTAAAGGGTATTATCTTAGGTAATGCTAAGGCTTATTCTAAAAAGATTATTCAAACAATGGAACAAGCTGGGTATAAAGTACAAATATTCCTTTTAAATGGAGCTTCTATGGGTGTTCCTCAAAGGAGAGAAAGAGTATTTTTTATAGGGCATAAGAAAGAACTAAACTTTAAACCTTTAAGATTAGACTTTAACGAAAAACCGGTATTATATAAGGAAATTGAAGATGGATCAGTAGGTAAACCTATAACAGGAGAATCTTTAAGACTATGGGAGAAATGCCCTGCTGGATATAGTTTAGCCAAAGTACATGAAAAAGGACATTATTTTGGTTCATTTAAGATAAGCCCTAATATAGTTTGTAATACAATAATAGCAACTGATTCAAGCCCAATATTCCATTATAGTAAACCAAACTCGCTTTCAAATACTGATTTTTGTAAAATAGGAACTTATCCTTTAGATTATAACTTTAAAGAATTAAGACCTAAATATTTAATAGGAATGAGTGTTCCACCGGTAATGACTGCACAAATTGCACATCAAATTTGGTTGCAATGGTTTAAAGTATAACTTTGTAAATAATTAGAGGAAATTAAGAATATATGGCAAACGAACATAATTTGATACCAGCACAGAAGGGGGAAGTAAGAAACCCAAAGGGAAGGGGTAAGGGTGTTCCTAATAGCAAGACAAGACTTTTGCGTTTATTAGAGTTGGTTACTAAGGTGCGTAACCCAGTAACAGGCGAAGATGAGGAATTTACAATAGCGGAGCAATTAGATATGCAAATCATAGCAAAAGCAAGAAAGGGCGATTTAAAGGCTTACGAAATCCTTTTAGACCGATTAGAAGGTAAACCTAAACAAACAACCGACATAACCGCTGACATAAAGGGTAATGTGCAAATCACAATAGAACCAGATGCAGATTGTCAACCAATTAAAGATTAAGGCTACACCTGTATTCTATGCCAATAAAAAGGCATACGAGGAAGGTTATCCAATAATATGCAATGAAGGTGGGTCAAGGTCAAGCAAAAGCTATTCGGTTGTTCAGTTGCTAATCCACATTGCTTTAAGCAAGCCTAACACAAGAATTTCGTGCGTATCTCATTCTCTACCACATATTAAGCGAGGTGTTTATAGGGATTTCAAAAACATATTGGAGCAATGGAATATTTGGGATGAAAAGGATTTCAGATATACCGATTTCATTTATACGTTTAAGAACGGCTCATACATTGAGTTATTTGGATTAGAAGACCCAGATAAAGCAAAAGGACCAGCAAGGGATATATTATTCGTAAACGAGGCAAACCTAATTAGTAAGGCTTTGTTTGACCAGCTTTTAATTCGTACAACAGGACAAGCATTCTTAGACTGGAATCCAGCCGACTTTATTTCTTGGGTATATGAGGTAGCAGATAACCCAAATAACAAACGCATCCATTCTACCTATCTAAACAATATCTCAAACCTTAGTGAAAGCCAAATAAAAAACATTGAGCAATATAAGGACTTACCAGATGACTTTATGTGGAAAGTTTACGGCTTAGGGGAACGAGGTTCTGCAAAGGAAATTATTTATACTCAATGGAAACAATATGATGAAGCACCAGATGGGGATGTGTTCTATGGATTAGACTTTGGTTACGTTCACCCAGCTGCACTTATTAAGGTTACGCACTATGAAGGACAAAACTACTTTGAGGAAATAGTTTATCAAAGCGGATTGACTTTAAGCGACCTATCAAGATTGATTAAAGAGAAGCTACCAGAACGTGCCACAATCTATGCGGATGCTGCCGAGCCTAAATCTATTGAGGAACTTTACCGACAAGGGTTTAACATTAAACCAGCACAAAAGGATGTATGGGCAGGAATAGTAAAGATGAAATCTTACCCAATAAACTTGCACTACAATAGCAAAAACCTAAGAAGGGAGTTTATGTCTTACAAATGGAAAAAGGATAAAAACGATAACGTAATAGAAGAACCTGTAAAGGCAAATGATGACTTGATGGATGCTTGTAGGTATGCCGTGTTTACACATTTAACCAAGCCTAAATTTGAGGTGTCGGTATTTTAGGATAAATTGTCTAACTTTGTTAAAATTCATATATAATGGGATTACTTGACTTTTTTACTAAAAGACAAAAACTATCAACTGTACTACCACAAATTCCTTTTAACGGACAAGTAGCAATACAACAAGGAATAATTACTTGGCAAGGTGGCGATAACATTAGTTTCGTAAATGATGGTTATTCAGCAAATGATATAGTTTATTCAATCGTTAAATTAATTGCGGACAAAGCAAAACTTGCTCCATTCCACGTTTACAAAGTAGTGGATGAAACTTCTGCAAAGAAATACAAGGCTTTGATGAGTCAACCAGATAAGATTGAGAACTGGAAAGATGTTGAAAAGCTACACAAGAAAGCGTTTGAATTATATACAGGTGATGCAAGATTAAACGAGTTATTAAAATACCCTAACCAAGAAGATACCTTTGGCGATTTCGTAGAGGCTTGGTGTACTTTTAAATTAGTTACAGGTAATTCTTTTGTTTACGCAAAGATGATTGAAGGTGGTAACAATAATGGCAAACCTTATGAAATGTACGTGCTTCCTTCACAATATATGTACGTGTTAGCTGACATTCAAAATTTCCCTCCAACGATTAGCGGTTACCAATTAAATTATGGTCCTTTATGGAACTTTACTAAACAAGAAGTATTACAAGATAAATACATAAACTTACAATGGAATACAACTGGGAATCAACTATATGGTCAATCTCCTTTGATGGCTGCTGCGAAAAACTTGACTCGTTCAAACGAAGCCAAGACTGCGGCGGTTGCTTCTTTCCAGAATGGTGGTCCAGCTGGAGTTCTTTTTATGAATGATGATAGGTTTGACCCTATTAGTGGAACACAACAAGCACAAGCACTTAAAAGAGCAGTAAGCGAAAAAGGTGGCTCTGCTAACTTTAATTCAATTGCGGTTAGTGGATACAAAGTAGACTGGAAACAAATTGGTTTAAGTCCTGTTGAATTAGATATCATTGAAAGTGAGAAATGGGATATGAAAGCACTTTGTAATATTTATGGAGTACCATCTCAATTATTAAATGATGCTGATAACAAGACTTACAACAACCAAAGAGAAGGAGAGAAAGCATTGACAGTACGTTGTGCTATTCCTTTGTTGGTTGGTATTAGAGATAACTTGAATAGAAAACTACATTCGGATTGGGGATATCGTGGAAGCGATATTTATGTTGACTTTGACCCAACTGTTTATAGCGAATTAGAAGCTAACAAAGCGGAGCAAGTTGAATGGTTAGATAAGGCTTGGTGGATTGCACCTAAGCAAAAGATGGATATTATGGGATTAGAGATTCCACCTTACATAGATCAAGCTGAAATGGAAAAACTATACATTCCTTCAAGTTTACAAAGTCCAGATGAGTTTCAACCATTAACGCTACCAAATGAATAGCCAAGAGATTATAGATAAGTTATTTGATTTAAAGGTTGACCTAAAAGCCGACCTTAGTGAGGTTATTGATGAAGTTTACGCAAAGTATCACGAAACAGTGAATATGTCTTACTCGGAGTTAAAGGCTTGGAGTGAAACTAAATGCTCACGTTTAGCATCATTAGATAGAAGTCCAGTAAATAGGAACTTAAATCTATTGAGCAAGAAAAAAGCGGATTGGGGTGCAAATGAAGTTAAGTCGGCAAACAGAACGATTAGCTTTGTTAGTAGAATGAAAAATATGGAGCAAGGCAAACCTGTAAACAAAGAGTGTCCATCTAAGAGGGATATTTCCTTAAAGAATTGGGCATACAATCCTAACAAATGATTTGGCAAGATTATAGAAAACTATATTTAAACGCAATAAAAACCTACTCACCTAAGTTCAAGAAAGAACTACAAAGGCAAGTGGATACTTATTGCGATACCCAAGATTTAAACGCTATAAGCGATAAAAAGATAAAAAAGACCATCCAAAACGTTCATATTGCAATGGGCGTTAAGATGGCACAAATTGCCGAGAAAAACGTTTCTAAATCGGTTAAAGGTTATTACGGACCAGAGGAATTTAAGAGTAAGCAAAC